TAGAAAAGAGAATTCACGAACTGACTCAATCAAAATACAGGGGGGATTTGACCCAGGATGAGGAAACAAGAATGACGGACAAGATTGTACAGGAAATCAGGGAAATTGAGAATAATTGCGTTGATTTGGTGGTCAAAGAATACAAGATGATTCGACTATCCCAACGATTAAAAATGTCAAGGAAAACCCTTGAACAGCTTTACTGTAAATTTTTGTTAAGCAATGAGAATGATCGCATTTACGAGGCTGATGATTTTCAGGGAAAATTTGGGCATGAATCGAAAGAATGGTTTCTCCATGGTCTTTTACCTAAAGGAGTTGTCCTCATGCTTCACGCTTTAGGCGGGGAAGGTAAAACCAAGCTGTCCTATGATTTTGTGAACAGTATTTTGACTGGTACACCTTGGGGACAATTCCCCGTAACGGCTTCTACCCGCCGTTGCTTGCTAGTTCAAACGGACGAAACGAGAGGCGACTTGATCCGAAACTTAGAAGGGCGTGGCATTGAACGCCACTCGTCCTTATTCATCAAATCTCGGTGGACGACCGAACACATGGCATCCTTGAGAAAAGACATCATTGATCACAAAATTGAGGTCGTTGTCATCGATTCCCTTACTACCGTAAGCAAAGGCTCAATTGTTAGCGAAAACGAGACCGAATACGCGAAACCCATTTTACAGTTGAAAGATTTAGCGCAAGAATTAGGAGTAACCATACTTTTGATTCACCATTCCAACGGCCAAGGAAAGTCTAGGGGAACCAAGGCGATCCACAACTCGGTTAGCCAGGTTCTTTCTTTGTCGAAACCGTCAGAAGGTTCTGACGTAACTTGCCCTTACCGATTATTGGTCATTGAAAAAAGCCGTTTTCGTCGCCCTGCCAAGTACAAATTAGAGTACAAGGTCAATGAGGAGGATCACACTTGGAGTTGGGAGGTTTTGGGAGAAGACTCAAAAGAACCAGATCCAATTGCTCCGGTAAAAGAACAAGTAGTCGAATTTTTGAGCAAAAACAGAAATACCCCCTTGACTAATAAAGATATTAGTTCCGAGTTGGGAGTACCTTACAACACAATTCGTAAAACTACTTTTCAGCTTTCTACTGATGGTATTATACAACGAGAAAAACAGGACTCAACCAAAAACACCTGGTCATTTTTCTTGGCATGGGAAGGGGAACCCCAAGAAACAATTGTTAACGACCCAATCGATGAGACTTTTTGCGTTGAGTATATAGGGAAAGACCCCATAGTAAAGGAAAGTGCTAAAAACGCCACTGAGTTGAGGTTCATTGGCTTTGATCATGAGGATGGCTTAGCCATCATAAAGATCACAAAACCTAACTGGATTCAAACCCAAAAAGTAGGCATCAACGATATTAGAGAAGTTCAACCTTGCCTTGACACTTAAACCCGCCTGACGATTGGTTAATTAGCTATTAGCCGAAACGTTTCTAGAGGGGAAAACACGAAGGCGAAAATAGTTTCGCCCCGTGAGTTGTCTGTCTTGAAAACGTCGCGGGAGGCTTCCAACCCCTCTCGACATTTAACTTGACGGAAATCAAGGGATTAAAACTTAATGTAATCACCTTTTTCTTCAGTTAAATGAACGCAGGTTAAACACAAAAGTAATCACCTCTTAGTGAGGGATTGGGGGAGTATTGTAACCTTTTTAAGCGTTGCAAAAGTTGGATCAATGCAATAGTTCTTGTATAACTCCATGATCATTGGTATGGATATCGGGCGCAATGGTTTAGCCGTTGTTTGTCCACTCGTTGCTATGCCTGAAAATATCAAAGCTTACCTCAAAAAGCCTGATCATCCTATTTTCAGGGTCAAGCCTTCTCACAAAGATTTTGACCAATTGCTTAATATGAACCCGACAGGTTTAGTAATGGAACCTACAGGGGGCTGGTATAGCCAAATTTGGGCTAAATTCGGCGAAGTTCATGACATTCCCGTTTATTGGGTTGGTCACGCGGATTTAAAATCTCAACGGGGTCACTTTGGGTTTCCCAACAAGTACGATGACAATGATGCTTTGTGTCTAGCCGCTTCCTACTTTGACCCGCAATGGATTGATGAATTTGGGCGGCGGCGGTTTTTACCTGGACATCTTATTAGAGAAGTTTGGCCCTTGCGTGAGTTGGTTCTAGAATACTATCAGGTTGACAAGCTGATCAATGCAGTGGGAAACCAATTACAACAGCGTCTATCCTATGAATTCCCAGAATTAGCTGCTCTTACTTGGAAACCAAGCGGTAAAGGGTACATCGAGGCAATAGCATGGATGGCTGGTAAACAAGTCAAGGCAATGAGAGATCGACAATACAATGATTCGGTGGCGAAACGCTTAGGAATTAACTTTAGCTGTTACACCAAAGAACACGCGGATCTACATCATTCCTTGGAACTTAGACAGCTTGAGATTGAAGGAAAATTGCTTAAAGCCTTTGATAATCCGTTGTTTATCCCGTATTTAAGGGCATTAGAACCATTTAACTTTGGTATTGGACTGAAAGGCTTAATTTTGTACAAAGTGTTCCCCTTTGAGAAGTTCCTAGTTAATGGATTTCCTCATATTGAACGGTATTTGAGCAGATCTAATCACTGGCAGAAAAGAAATATCAGCTTGCAGCATTTCCAGGCTTATTTTGGGCTTTCACGCCGTATAGAACAGTCAGGGGGTAAGGAGAAAATTAAATGGTCAGGGTCTAAATTACTGAGATCCAAGTTTTACGCTTGGGTGCTTGCCAGAGTCACTACGCGGTCAACAAGTAGATTAAGAAACGATTTAGGGGAGTATTTAGGGGCTAAATGGGATGATATGAAGGATAACGACAAAGCAAGCGGTAAAGACGCTATAACCCGCGTTTCCTTCATGGCAACCAGGATATTGTTTCAGAAATTGCGAGATGAGATCGTGTTTTAATTGATTTAGAAGTTGCCCTCTATAATTTAGGGGGTAAAAAAATCTTTTAACAAAATTTCATACACAAATACCCCTGGACAATTTTGGCTAAGAATAAAATACAAACAGGGGAACCGTCTCTAAACCAGCTTGTTTGTAATGGCTCATCAATTTTTGGAATGCTTCCCAAGCTGGTTCATTAACGATCACGATACAGCCCGCACTGCCTGGCACATTAGCATCGAAGTGAATACCAAACTCACTGCGATTGATGCCCCTGATATTGACCGATTCTGGCAGGATATGATAAAAAGGCCCTTCAATTCCCTTCGTAGCACGGCGATCAAAAGGAGTAGTCTTGACGTTGTAATGTTCTATCCCAACATCAGAACATCGGGGAATGGGGCCGCGCCCCTTGGCTGACAGTGAATCCCATTGCTGATTGCCAACCGTACCACTAGCGGCAATGTATTCCTGATCTTTTTTCACGTCTTGGTTGTCGTAGGCGATCAATCTTCCTTTCAACAAGGACGATGATTGCCGTAATTCTTGCTGGTAAATTAGAGTTTTTGCTGATGGCATGAAAAATTAAGAAATAAACAACTATAGTTATTATGTTATAGTGTCTTTGTCTATTCTTTCCACGTATCTTTCGTATTCTTGACTATACTTTTTAATCAAAAAGTCTTCGATATAACCCTCTCTGTTTCTTAATCTTTTGCAATATCGTCTTGTCTCTTGATTAGCTTTTTTCAGCAGATCAATTTGTTCTTTAAGATAAGCAGGGGAAAAAGTAAAGTTACTAGATAGTCCTGATGCTGAAATGTCTATTGATGTTTCTGGTGTTCTTTTGTGGTTAATTAGGCTAGAGCTTGCTGCTCCAATCCCCCCACCGCCTAACATGGTTAAAATACTATTAATTACCTCAGAATAATCACCATTAGAATTAGCATTGTTAACGGATAAAGTAGAAGCTAACGACGGTAATATACTAAATATACCAGCAACAACAAATAACCCTATTGTTACTAACAGTAAGTTAATGCACAAACTTTTAATCATAAATTCTGCCAAAATCTATTTTAATTATAGTAAAAAAAACGATATAATTGAATTAAGAAAAGTTAATTGAAAAGACATGGCTAATTTTCTGATAGGAACGGTTATAACAGTAGGAACGGGCTTAATAAGTAGTGCTTTAGCCCCAAACAAAAAAACTTTTCAGTCTGTTGATAGAAATAAGCAGGAAACCTTTAGCGAACCCCGATCTAGCTATGGTGATTATATTACTAAAATTTGGGGTAGAGGTCGAGTTTCTGGTATTTTGATTTACGGAACATTTCCCCCTAAAGAAGAAGTTTCTACCAGTACCAGTAGTCAAACTACAGGGGGAAAAGGTGGGGGAACAACCGTTACAGAAGAAAAGACCTATAGCTATTATGGCGATTGTGCTTTTATGTTTTCTCAAGAAGTACAACAAAATTCTTTAAAAGAATTAAGATTAAACGGAAAACTGTTTTGGAAAGATGGACAGTTAAACGATAAATATGCGAGTCAAGGCTGTTCTGCTAGGTTTTTTGAAGGAACGCCTACCCAAAGTATAGATCAATTTTTGGGAGGAGTTGCAAATCAAATTCCCTATAGACATAGGGCTTACATTGTTATTGAAAGATTGCCTTTAGCTGATTTTGGGAATGGTTATCCCCAGGCTTCTGCCATTATTCAAAATAGAGAACCAAAGTTGTCAGACATTATTCAGGATATTTGTTTAGAATCTCCTAATTTGTCTCAAACTGATATTGATGTTTCAGATTTAAGCAATATTAACGTTTTGGGTTTTCAAGTTGATAATGCTTTATCACCCCAAGAAAAAATTAATCAATTAAGTCAAGTTTTTTTCTTTGACCTAATTGATTCAGGAGATAAATTAGTATTCAAAAAGCAATATAGGGCAGAATCTTTGACCTATATTCCCCCTGGACATTTAGCCGCTCATGTACCAGGGAGTGAGGAAGGACAACCCAGTAAATACAAAGAAACCCGATTAGATCCGACAACCTTACCAACTCAATATGAGATCAAGTACCTCGATTTTGACAACAATCTTTTAGCAGCCGTTGAGCGATCGCCTGTTTTTGGAGAAGAAAATATCAACCAAGTGACAATTGATTATTCAGGGTGCTTGACGGCTAACGAGGCTAAACGGATTGTCAACCAATTATTGTGGCTAAGCTGGCAACGATCCTACGTTCAAGAATTTTCTCTTAATTTGCGCTACGCTGTTCTAGAACCTGGGGACGTAGTTGAAATTGAGATCAATCAAGTGAGAAAAATGATCCAGATCAAGGAACTGGGAATCACGACATCTAATCTGGTCACAATTAAATCTTGGCAATATCAAGCGCAAATTTTTGGCTTTGACTATACTTCTCCTTCCGAAAACATTTTTACCGGAACAGCCACTAAAGGCAGTCCAATCTCACTGGGGACAATCTATGGGGTGACGACTGTCACATCGGGACAAACAACTTACACCCAAGGGGTTGATTACAGCGTCAACTTGACCAATGGCACAATCACGCCCCTTAATGGGGGAAGTATTAGCAACGGGACAGTAGTGACCATTACTACATCGGGGCCGGCAATTCCCAAAAGTACCCCATTGCCAACCCCTAGTAATACCACCCTGAGAGTTTTGGACATCCCAACAGCCTATGACACCGATAATAAAGGATTATATGTCTTTGGGGATGGAGACAGCAGTTGGAGAAATGCGGCGGTTTATGTAAGCCGCAATAATCAAGCAACTTTTGAATTTGCAGGATCACTGATCACCAGATCAGTGTTTGGCACTTGTCAAACTGTACTAGGGGGTCACACGCCCCTATCCTCTACTGATACCACTAACACCCTTGATATCACCATTCCCAGTCATGCTGAACTGGCCACTATATCCCAGACTGATTTTGAATTGGGAGTAAATAGGGCTTTGGTGGGTAATGAGATTCTGGACTTCAAGACGGCAACTTTACTAGGGGTTACGGGACAAGGCGGTCGCAATTATCGGTTATCAGGTCTTACTAGGGGTTTAAGGGGAACTTATGGACGGGTGAACAATCATGGGGGCAACGAAACCTTTTATTTACTCAGTGGCTATCGTTTGATTTTGACCGGTTCCCAAAGTGATATTGGAAAAACTCTTTACTTTAAGGCGGTTTCAGCCGGTCAAACCTTGCAAGATGTTTCACCCGTTAGCTTGCTGATCCAAGGAAATGCTTTTGAAGTCACAAGCCCCATACTTAGCGGGTTTAGCCCGACTCAGGGAGGAGTAAGCGAACAGGTCAAGATTTTTGGACAAGGATTAACCGATGTAACAGCCGTCACCGTCGGAGGAATAGCTGTGACCAGTTTTGTGATTAACAGCGACCAGCAGATCACCGCTACCCTGGCCAGTAATACCGTTACAGGCAAAATTACAGTTACGTCCCCAGGAGGGACGGGACAATCAACTACTGAATTCTTAATTATTTTTGATAGATTTCAGTTCAATATACAAAGTTTGTCTCAAGATAAACAGCTAACTAATAACGATTTTTACCATCAACATCTAGCACCAACAGGAACAGACAGGACTATTATTTTGCCTTCTAATCCCACGACAAAAACCAGCTTTGAAATTTTACATACTGGCAATGGTTCTCTGGCATTAAACATTAAAGAAATAGCTCAAGGTGATGTTAAAGTAAAATTAAGTTTAGTTGATCAATGGAGAAGAGTAACCATAAAATATAGTGGAACCCAGTATGATTTTGCCATAAATGGAGTTTACGAATCTTGACCATTATTACTTATCCGCAAACATTAGGTAATCAAGGAACAAATACCTTGATTAAAATTACCGATAGAGACTCATCTTTATTGCTTGAAGAAAGTTTTGTTAAATTTTTTCCTGCTTTTCCTCCTTTAATTACGGCTAATTTTGCCATAACAGAAGACGAATTACATTTAGAAGGTCACAAAGTTCTTTTATTTAATTGGGGAGTAAAGGTTTACTAATGCCAGAAGTTTTTTTACAGGGACAACCTCCTTATTTTTTTGGGACGTTATGCAACGATGGGGAAGATGTCTTAAATGGACTAAAAGACGCTTTACAGTCAGCAGGATGGACTATTACTAACAACAGCATTCCCAGTTTTTTTGTGGCTAAGGGGGAGTATGATGTTTATGATGAATTTGGTGGCTTTATTCGTACAGATAATTGCTGGGTCAAATTAACCAACAATTCGGGAACAAAAAACATCATTTTAAACGGAGATTTTGACGGGACAAATACTTTTTTATCGCCTAATATTTTGCTGCCTTATTCGGCAACCAATGACTTTTATTTATTTTTAGGTTGCGACAAAAGCGCGGCTTCTTTCAGCATTTTTAATGCAAATGATGTGCCTAGTACCTGGACAGGTTCGCATTTTGGCTTTTTAACAAAAAGGGCAGCAAACAGCGATTTGTACGCCATTTCTTGCGGTCTTTTGACTAATAGCGGATGGTTAGAAACTTATTTAGCTAGAGATTTTCACACTCAATCTGTTAAATGGCACGCGGTAAAAGATACTTATTCCTCAGCAGTGAACTGGCTAACATCTGGGACGGCTAACCGTCCCTGGGGGATGCTTGATTATGTGACAAACGGGGTGTACGCCTTAAGTGGTGATAACGATGTCACAACTTCGACCAATATGGCCTATTACCAAAGCAACGGGTTTTTTAATGGGGTCAACAACAAACCCGTGCCTTGTCCTTATTATTTGGTGTCAGGACGGGGTGCAGTTAATGTTTATGGCTCAACAGGTTCTGGTTTGAAAGCTAACAAAATCATTGGGGTTCCCTTGTATACCAGAGGAATTGTTAAATACGCAAAAAGTGGAATAAGAAATGCTGAAATCGGTCAACGTATTTTGTCCTATGAGGAATTGATTTTGTCTGGGGATGTGGGAGATATGGGCCATGTCATTGGTCGAATCAAAAGGACTTATGCTGTTTTAAACCAAGCCATTGCCATCGACAATAATTTATCGGCCGTTTACTATGTCTACAATGCTAATACAACTTTTGTTTTAAATACTGATTTTACGGTTAATTTAACTGAAGGAACAGTTACACCTTTGTCTTCTGGTTCGATTCCTAATAATAGTATTATTGCTATTAGTTATGCCTTATAGTTGCAAATAAGTTAACAGCAAACCTAGATAGACGCTTGCGGTTGTATCATCAGGTAAAACCTCTTTTGAGACATTGTATTGACTCAAGGGAGTATAACCATTAGTTCCCCCAATAGCATCAGACACTTGACCGATAAAGCTTTCTATTCTTTGTTCAATGGGATCAGGAACAGGAATCACAATTAAAGCTTTGAAAAATTCAATGTCAGCATAAGCTTCTTGAAAATCGGCTAAATCAGTTAAATAGGTTTCAGTAGGTTCATTGTTTAAATTTCTAGTTGTACCGTGATAAACGGGATTAGCTTCATTTTCAAAAATTAGAAAAATAAACCTTTTTCTGTCTAATTCTGAATAGCGATAATCTTGCGCCATTCTTTTTAAATATCTTTCATCACCAAAATTGGACGGTTGCAAAAAGTATTTATTTGTTGCCTCATCAGTCAGATAAACAGCTTGTTTTAGCAAAGGTCTTAGATCTTCTAAAGCTTGCTCAATAAAAGGAATAGAATCGCCCATTGAGCCACTGGTATCAAACAAGGGTATCAAATAAGAATCAGTAGGAATGGCAGAAACTCTAATTAGGGCAACCCCTGATAAATCAAAAATAACCTCTTTAGTCGTTCTATTAATTGCTTTAAAAACAAAGCTAATAGAATCTTCTCCAAATCTGACTACTTTAAAATCGTTATCTTTCCAATCTTTGTAAAAGAATCTGGTAAATTGCCCTCGACAAATTCTAAATAAAGCAATCAATTGATTTAATTCACTTCTAACTAAAGTTCGCTGTCCTACGTCATAACTACCTTTAGCATTTACCCAATTGCTACGCCTAGTCTCAAAACCAGAAAATACAGAGTTAATCGTTGTATTGTAAGCATCACCCCCTAAAGTTTCGTAATCATAGCCCAAGTCAATAATAGTCCCCAAATTAGAATTAGGGGCGGTAAAAGGAATGGTTAAAGTTGAGGACACGGGGGCGGAACTATTTCCGCCCCGTGAGTTGTCCGTTAAAGTTTCTCTAATTTCGATTAAAGATAATTTTTCTAGGCTGTAAATTTTCAACCCCGTTGCAGCTTCAATTGCATTAAATCGGTAATCAATCCGATCCTGAACAAATCTCACAGGAACATCAAATTCAAAATCACAAGTCAAGTTACCCGTCGGGGGTGATTCAAAGGTAACAATCCCCCTAGTAAAATCACAGACATAACCCGATGTCATCTCCACTTCATTGAGGTAAATTTTTAAAGTTCCTTCTCTTGGTTTGGTGATGGCGCGGTTGACAATGGCATCTTCTATCCTGTAGGACTTGTACATCTGAAACTGGTTAACACTACCATTCGCAACCCCTAGTAATTGAGAAATTACCTGATAATCTGACCAATCCCGAAACAAAAACCCCTCCAAACTCCCCCGCCGCGCATCAAAAAACCCTTGAAGGTAAGCTAATTCGTCGTTGTCCAAATCTTGCTGCCCCACCTCAAAACTAAGCAACGGCTGATCCCATATTGCCATCCTTTGCTCACTACCGTCCGATGTTTCAGTGATGGTAGTCTTGAAGTTAAGAGTGGCGACGGTTCCGTAATCGTAGCCAAGGTCTAAAAGCGTTTCCGAAAAATTTGTCATAGCTGGTGAATGTTAGGGAATTCGTAGCAAGCAATTAAGCGATCGCGCCACCATTGACCAAAGATCACCTCAACCACTTTTTGACGGGAACGACAAGCATGGATCAAAGTGAAATTTGATTCATTATCAGTGGCAATGATGCCACAATGCTGAGGGTGATACCTGATCCTCAAAAGGACAATATCACCCAAATCAAAGGTTGATTTGGCAATACAGTTGAAGTCAAAAGCTTCTTTCAACCCCACACCACTTCCATCACGACCATAACCATCAACATCGTAATTACTCAGGTTTAACTCACGGGCCACACAGATGGGCAGCCCCGCGCAATCAATACCCGCACCTTTGACTCTACCCTGATGATGATAGGGCGTTCCCAAATATTCACGGGCTTTCCCAATGATTATTGATTGAAAGGTCATTGCGCTTCGTTTGAGTAGTATTGGTCAATTCCTGGCAAATCCGGTTCCCCTCCAAAATTCAAGAAATTACTGTATTTTTTGCAGTCAACAATTGTTTTGTTACACTGCTTGACAACCTGAAAATTGTCCCCTGCTTTAATCGGGTTAACCGTAGGGGTCAAAGTAAAGAAATTTTGCCCATTAGATTTCATCACTCTTAAAATTTGTCCGGTATTGTCCCCAGTAGTCCAGGTCAGAGTTGAACCCGTATACAAATCATCAGAAAAAGATGTGCCACTGGTAAAGTGAAAATTGTCACTACCTGGGGCTGAAACTGACAAAGTATCTTTTTGAACAGAAATATCGTACCCGCATTTTTCATCCCCAAATCTGTAGCGACAGGTTTTTGATGTGACCCAGTTAGTTTTACCTGTTAATAAGTTAGCTTTACTCATTAACTCAACTGTATAATTGTCTTCGGTGTAACTAATTTTATTGATTTTTCCTGAAAATAAAGCTAAATGTTGAGGGGGATTTACTGTTAATGAACTAGGTAAATTAGTATAGTCAACTAACGCTACTAAAACACCAGCATAATCAAACAAACCAGAACTTAAATCAATGGCAGTTATCCCATTTTCATTAAGAATTGAGGTTAATTCCATGTTGTAAGGGTCATTAACAGAGGATTCAATGTCAGTAGGATTAAAGCCTAAAGAGGCTTTGTACAAAAGCCCATCAATAGTTAAATCTTGAGAAAAAGTTGTAAACCCTAAACTTCCTTGCCCATTAGTTATTTTCCAGATTCTTGTTAATGTGGGGGATTCAGCTTTTAATTTAGCTGATATTGTTGATATTTTCATCGGTTTTCATACTCCCTAATCAATCGACCTAATTGCCGTTCACTCTTGGCAAAGGAACTAGCATTAGGACTGGTAACATTAATATTAATTGTAGAATTGCGAGAATTATTAACTGTTTGATTGCTAGGACGATCATCAATGTTTAGCCTCGGTGATGGTACACTTATATTATTTAACAGGTTTCCCTCAACTGTCCCCCCATTTTTATAAAAATTAATCTGTTTTAAAGGATTGTTGCCAAAAATTTCTTTTAACCCTTGATAACGTTGCGCTTCTCCTGTTTTAAGGCTAAGAATTTCTTCCCCAGGGGTGAAAACAGCTAACACCCCATTGGGGCCCTCTTTTCTTAAAGCATCAGCAACGGTTCCCCCTTCAGCAAATCCTCCAGCAAACCCCCCACCATTAAAGCCGAAAAGCCCCTGAATTGAACTCACAATAAGATTAGAGCCAATTTGTCCCAAACCTTGTAACACACTGTCAATAAACGCATCAAAGGCGTTTTGACCATTGCGTAAAGCATCAATAAAGGAACCTACAGAATTAACAACACTACTGCCTATGGTTTGACCCAAATCTAAGTATTGACGGTCAATTAATTCTAGGTTCTGCTGATGGATTGTTAAGGCTTTCCCAATGCGTTGATTTAACAATTCAGGATTGCCAGCATATTGTTGAGTGAACTGTTCAACTTGTTGATCAAACCTTAATTTTTCATTCTCACGGGCGTTAGCTTCTCTGATGTCATTGGCAGCAAAAGGGTCACTGGTTAGTCTAGCTTCATTTTCAGCAATTTGACTATCTAAATCTCTAATTTGTGACCGTCGGTTAATTCTTTCGGAATTAATCCGATTATTAATATCAATTTCTCTTAACCGCGCCGCTTCTTGTGCTTTCTGTATTTCTAATTCCTGTTGTGCTAAATTAGGGTATTCTTTCTTAATTTGTAATATTTCTTGTTCTAACTGTAATTGAGATTGAATGAACTCTAATTCTTTTTGTTTTTCTAAATTAGCGGTTTTTTGAACATTAGCTAATTCTCGGTTAACTTGTTGTAATTGACGGGTTAACTGATTATTTTTTACATTGTATTCAATGTCAATCTCTCTTAATCTTGCTTGTTCCCTGACAATAGCTAACTGCCTTGCCATTTCTTGTGGTTTATCAGCATAGTCTTGTGTAATTCCTATTTCGTCTTTTTGTAACTGTAAGTTTGACTGTGCTAAGGATACGCTTCTTTCTAACTCAAAGTTATAATTTTGTTGTGACAATTGAACTTCTTTACCTAAAGTGTCTAATTCTTTTTGAATTGCTCTTAATTGTGCTTGTGCTACCACAAAATTATTAGCGTCAACTTTGGCATCTCTCAACTCTTTTCTGACAGCTTGAATTTGTTGAACATAGCCCTGATAAACCCCTAAATCTTTCTGTAACTGGGGGGTTAAAGATTCTAAAAAGTTTGCTTGCTCTGCATCAATGGGGGAACCCGTACCCCTTAAAACCTTAATTGCCTCTTGAGACTGAGTTGAAAACTGTTGTATTCCCCTAATATTTTCTAATAAGCTTCTCTCTTGTTCAAACAATTGATTGTCAAAAGTTCTAAATTGAGTCTCCATTGCCCTTGCTTCTTTCTCAAACTCACTGGTTTGAGTAGCAGGGGAATACTGGGATTTAATATCTTCTAGCTGGTTAGTGGCATCAATTACTTGATTATTAGTATTCCTTAAACTGTCTTCTAATTGTCTTTGAATCTGTTCTCTGGTTTGAATTAGATTAAGAATAAACTTCTCTATTTCTTGACGGTTAGCTGCATTTTGTAAGTCTAAGTTAGCCCCTTTGAAGTTAATTAGGGTATTGGTTGCGTTAGTTGCCTGTTGTACTAGGGGGTCTGGAGAAGACACTGAATTGTTTGTAGTTGTACTAGGGGTTTGTAGGTTGGACCTAACTTGCTGTAATGCTTGTTGAACTTGCTGGGAAGTGATTGACGCGGCGTTACCCCCAAAACCACCGTAACGACTACGATTTACACCACGGCCAGCTTCAGGATAAGTCAAGCCGATCGCAGCCCATTCTCTAGCCGCATCTTGAGCAGCTTCTGTTAAATTGTTTGACTCCCCCCTCAAATACCGGCCAATGTTAGGGCGTTTATTGTTGATCAAGTCAATGGCCAAAGCTTCTTGAGTCTGACGGTTGAAAGGAGTGTTCAGGGGAATTTTTGTCCTGGTCGCGGCTTCTCTTAAAGTACCAGGAATGAATTGGGGAAAGCCTACAGCAAAAACCTTGCCTGATCTTTGTGCTTGCAAGACTTCTCCTAACGTCATTTCATCCGCATTACGCCCAAAAATTGCCCTAAAACCGCCAGGAGTGTCTCCCGCCCTTCCCCTGTTGGCTGAATTGATGTTTCCTTCTCCTTTAAATAACAGGTGAAAAAAGGGCTGATAGGCATTACTAGGGGTTTGGTTTCTTTGTGAGGACACCCGTAAGTTGTTTGTGGTGGATAGGGGCGGTGGCGGTGGCAATTGTCCCCTTGCCCCTGGAGGGTTTTGAGCATTAACAGGAACGGGTAGGGCATTTCCTGTCAACTGTTGATTACTACTTGTATTTTGCCCCGTTCTTCCTAATAAAGCATCAGCAAACTGTTTGACCGCTTCTGATGCCCCATTAACATTACGAGTAAAGTCTATCAGTTGGGCATTTAAACTATGCTGTTCACCCCGAAACTGAATGACCGACGATTGCTGACCAAAAAGCCTTTCTGTGATAGATGCAGCTTCATCAAAAATCCCCTGAATTTGACCAATCAAACCATTAATAAAAGTGTCTGACCCCGGCACTAAAGCCCGTTGTAACTTTGTTTTGAGATCGGTAGTTTTACTTTGCTCTAATAACCGTCCTGTCTCAATTTGCGCCTCTTTTATTTGTTGAGATAAATTGAAAAAATAATCGGTTACAGTGCGATTGAAGTCAAACAAAGCGTTTTTCTGGGTAAGAATTGATTGCGCTAATTGCTCCTCAGTTTGACCCAATTGATTCTTAAGGTCTAATTGCTGCTTCAGGGCGTTTAATACTGCCGTTTCTTGTGCGCTGCGGCCCTCTTGCAACAGGCGGTCAATGGTCGCGGTGTTTTCAAGGTTCAACCCTAAACCTTGTGCCTGACCCTGCAATTCCCCTAGTACACTGGAAAACTGGGGGTCACTCAAAAGCTTTGCGATCGCGCCTAACTGATCACCCAAAAATACGGCCCGAGCTTCTAAGGTTTGCTGTTCTAACTCGTTCTGCCCCAAACCAATGACCGATGACCCCGTATTGTTCCCAGTAGCCCTTCTGACAAAGGACACACGGGCGTTAGTGGCATTGCGTTCTAAAGTTTCATTGAAATAGGCCGCTTGCTCGTTAAGGTTTCTTAAAGCTAATTGAATGCCGTTAATATTTCTTTCTAGGCTGCTAGTCAAATCTTCAAAGGTTGATTTTGTCTGATCAATATCCTTGAGACGACTTTCTAAACTTTGTCTGATTTGTGCTTCTGCATCGCGGGTAATGCCTTGTTTTCCTGCTAACTCATCTAACAAAGCTAAATATTTAACTACGGTTGTTCTATCCGCTTCTAAATTGCTTTGAAATTGAGCCGTTACTTTTAATAGTTCATCGCGCTTTTCTAGTAACTTATTCTCTGTTTCCAGTGATTTATTATAAGCATCTTTATCTCCTAAAGGAATGTTAAACCGCCTTGATCTAACTATGTTTAACTGTTTGTCAATTTCTTGAACTCTTGCTAATTGCTGCTTAGCTTGAGAATCTTTGTTCAGGTTGCTATCAATCCCAGTAACTAAATTACTGACCCCAATTTGGAAATCTTCAGCCTCTTTAGCTCCTAAAGTTTTAAGTCCTAATACGTCTCTAATTGGCTCTAATTTTAACCCAGTGTTCCAGCCAAAAATATTTAAGGATCTATCAGTCCAAACATCTTGATCACTAATGGGAAGATTCTTGTTAGCCGCTTCTCCTGCTTTAGCTAATTTGTTAAACGCCGCTTCTAAACTTTCTACACGATTACGAGTTTTTTCAATATCTTTTTGTAATTCAGGAAAACCATTGTTTAAAATTGTCAAAACATTGCTAAATGCTTCTATAGCCAAGGTTAATAAAATAAATTGCTTTAAGAAATTAATTAATTCAGGGATTAAACCTCTAATTGCTGACTTTAATAACAAAAATCCTTGAGCAAAAAGTGTCTGAGCCGTCACACTTTTGGTTAAAACCTTACCGATAAATATTACCGCTTCTGAAAATGCGTAAAGGGTGGCGACGGATAAGAACTTAACCAGTCCAGCACTATTTTTATTAACAAACTCAACAATATTAGCTAAAACCTCAATTAACACTTTGCTTCCTTCAACCCAACCAGCAAAGCCTCTTTGTAAAGTTAAAACGGCATTATTTAACCTATTAATTGATTGGGTTGTTGTTTCAGAAATGCCTGAGATTGCGTTATTTTCTGCTGCGTATTGTGCAACCACTTTAGGAAAAACATCTTCAGCAAATAACCCTTGCTCCATCAATTGATTTAATTGGGAGGGGCTAACCCCTAAACTTCTTGCCAAAGTTGATTCAAAAGCTAAACCAGGAATTTCACCTAATTGTCCTCTTATTTCCTCAGCACTTAATTTTCTTTTAGAAATTGCTTGGTTAATAGCTGCAAACATTCTAGACTGTTGCTCATTTGATAAGCCTCTAATTGCTGCTGTCTTTGATAAAGTAGAAAATAATTTATTGGTTTGAAATCCCTCTAAAGGCGTAAAACGAGTAACCCCAACTAACCCCAAATAATTTTCTTCTGCTGTTTTTAAATCAAGTCCTAATCTCCTAGCTTCTTTAGAAACAAAATTTAACCCTTTGCCTCCTTTTTGAGAACTTCCCGTTAAAGCCGTCATGGCTCGTTGTATTCCTTCAAATTGAACAACAGCATAAAAACTGCTATTAGCTAATTGAGTTAGGGAACCAACAATAGTTTCTACAATTTGGTTAAAAGCAAACCAAGCACCAACACCAATCAATAAATCTTTGAATTCTCCAAGTATAGGAAATTTTTCAGTCAAAGAATTAAAAAAGCCATTGATTGATTCTGAAGCTTGATTAATTAAACTAGAAATTGTTAAATCTACATCTCCTACAGCTTCCCCAATACTATCAAGACTGCCACCTCTTGCACCATCTACCGCACCTGAAAATAAATTTTTGACATTATTAATTAAAGCTCCTGCTTTTGCTTTCAAACCATTGATGTAACCTTGAACTGAGTTTTCAGCAACATCCTCAAATTTTCCTGAAGGTGAGGCAATATCTAACGCATCCTTAGCCCCTTGTAAAGCCGTTTCTCCTAAGTCTACCCCTGCTGCTTCAATTTCTGCCAAACTGTCTTCAATGCCTTGATTAAAGCCCCTACTGACATCAACTCCAGTAGTGTTGGCTTCATCAATTAATTGAGTCAAACCAATTTGGGCCCGTCCCTTCCCTTTAGACCCCTTGATGACCTCGCTTTGAATAGCCGTGAGGTTTCCTTTCAGCCCCCGCACACTTCGCAAATCCTGGCTATTTTCTGGTAAAACTTCAATTAAATCATCATATACTTTTTTGATAGCTTGGGAATCTTTTAAAATCTTTTCCCCTAATTCCTTTGCTAACTCCCTATCTTTATTAATAATTGCGTCTCTGAATTTTTTGACATCTTTGTTTAATTGTGCAGAAAATTCTCTAGCCCGTTGTTGTTTTTGATTACTGGTTAAATCGGAATAATTAGGAATAATGCCTTTAATTTTAGCTTCTGCCGTCTTTTGAGCATCTTTAATAAATTTATCGAGAGCGATAGTATATTTATCTTTAAGAGATAATTTTGATGGAGCGTTACTAGGTTGATTTAATTTATTATTAATTACTTCTAAACCTTGTGCTTTTAGTTTTTTTTGCTGAGAAATTAATTTTTCAGTTTCTGTTGCAAGGCTATTACTGGAGTCAACCTTTAATATTTCTTTTAGTCCATTTTCTAGTTCTTTCCCAATTTGGTCTAATTCTTTAACAAAAGCCTCTTTTATTTTTTCTGCTTTTACTGGTTCTATATTTGTGTCAGATTTAATTGATTGTATTTGTTCTTTGACTTTTTCAAAATATTCTGTTATGCCTTTTAAATAAGTTTTAATTTCTCCTTCGGCTTGAGAGCCTATAGAATTAAAACCCTCTTTCATGACAGTAAGATGATTCAAATATTCTGATAAATCATGTCCAGATAAATCTGCATTTGGTTGATTTTTTAAGTTTAATAGCCTTTCCTGTTCAGCTTTTTTATTAGGAAATAAAACCATAGGGAAATTCTTTCTAACTAGATCTTTTTCTCCTAAGAAACCCTGATAGTTCTTTTTAGCAATAGATGTTCCTATTTCTGGAGTTCCAATTCCTACCCCCGTTACATCGTTAATTCCTGCATTTTCTAATATGGCAATAGCTTCATCGACTATTCGTCCACCATCAGAATAACCAGCTAGTTTTATTTTTGCGTTAGGGTTTTTTCTTTTAGCTGCAATAACTTTGCTGGCTAACTTAACGGCATCATTATTGTAACCCCTGATCAAACCTTGATTTAATTGAGTTACTCCTAGTTTTACACTTCTGCCTAAAGATTGAAAATCGTCTCTATTTGAAGTGTTAGAAATGCTATTAATGAAAGCTGATTCTTGATCGCTTAAACTAACATCTGATTCTTTATTTTCTACTGGAATTATATTTTTGTCTCGCCCTAACTGGTTAATCAATTTCCTCTTAACATTTATTCCCCCCCTTCCCTCTACTTGATCAGCCCCTCCAACAACAAAAATATTTTCTTTATCCGCTTTAATATCAGGATTTTCTGTTTTTGATAACCGAAAAGCTTCTCTCAAACCTTTATTTTTGGCTTGCCACTCCTTTCTGCTCTTGATTGCATCGACAATTGCTTGTCTTGGATTGGTCGCTACATTACCCGCACCAAAACCAGCCGATTCAAAATTAACCCCAATATTCCGCTTTACAGCCTTATCAAACCCCTTGACAATCTGATAACTAAATCCTTGCCCTAAGCCTTCTTTAGCACCCCTAGTTATTGCCCCAAATAAAGATTCTTGGATCTTCACGTTCACTGGCTTAGCCCTTAATTCCTTGGCAATTTGTAACCCGATTTGTTGTCCCAAATCTTTGCTGACAAAGGAATTAACTTTTGTACTAGGGGTTTTAATTGATTGCTTAACCCCTAGTACAAGTTTTTCTAAGCGATTAACGACTGATATCTGGGTTCTTAGATCCGCCCTAATAGCGCGACTGATAAGTGAATTGGCGGCTGATTCCGATTGAACCGTTTCCTTTAACCGTTCAATTGCTGCTACGACCCCTTGGAAACCGCGATAGTCAGCCATAATTTTCTAACAATTTGATTGTTTGTTTAATTGATTTTTCCGTACCATTTGACCCAATAGAAGTATCTTGAATTCTGGCTATTCTTTCTTGAGATTCTATAGCAATTATCGACTGCTCAAACAATCTAATTTGAGCAGCCGTATAGTTTTCAATATCCGTAAACCGATGGCCAAAACGGATTAAGCGGCTAACTTTAAGTCCCCAGTCATTTCTAGTTGTGCTGAGGTTTTTTCTTCCTCCCTTTGAGGGTTTAAGGTTTTCCCTATCCGGTTGAAAAAATCCATATTTTGCCGAACAATTACGGTAAAAATCGAAAAAACCTCATCATAAGCTATTCCATCAAGATCCGCGTCCTCTAGCTTTGTACAAAGTTTAATCAAAGTACAAAGATCCTTAAGTAACGAATAATCTTCATTAATTTTGTCAAATACCATTACAACAATACTGTCGGTAGTAATTTCTCCTGAAAAAGCCATAAAGTATTTTTCAAGAATTCCTAAAGCAACAGGAAATTGTTTGAAAGTAAAAGGATCAATTGAAACTACTTTTTCATCTCTCAACTTAAAAATTTCCGTCGGGATTAAAATTGATAGTTCTTTACTCACAGTCTGTTCTCCTACGCTTTTCTAATTCGCATGAATCCACCCTCGTAGTCGCCATTAGGAACATCTAATTGCTCGACATAGAGCCCACCAAATTCACATTCTAGCATAGACATTTCATCACTAATTAAATTGAAATTAGCAGGAGGCCTAATTCTTACTCGGCAAATATCAACGATGAATGAACTGTTGTTGTCTGCTCTATTCAAACCATTAAATCTCAACCAATAGTCAACATTCCTAGAACTAAAAGCCGTTACATCGTCATAATTCCCAAAAGTGTAATTAGCCAACACAGGGTCGTCATCATCAATGGCACCCCCAGCAATTAAGTCTACCGTGCCTGATCTCAAATCGACTTTGTAATCTGTATTAGCAACATAGGTAGGACTGCCACCTGTACCAGTCAAAGAAGTAAAAGCGGTTAAATTAATGTTGTTTAAGATAAGTGCTCCCCCTGCTTTGGCTGTATGGGGTTCGGCTGTCACCGTTGCACCTATTGCCGTTGAACCTCGGCCATAAAAAATTGTTCGGAGGTTTTTCAGGCTCCATTCTTCAAACTGAATTGTTCCGCCCAAAGTTTTCTTGGTCTCTATGCTGAGATCCGTCAATCCATCTCCTGTATAGGTTTCGCTGTGCTCATAATTTTCTGTCTGAAGTGAAACATTCATTCCATTAGTGGCTACATTGCCTACCCAGTAACCATTGGCTAAAGGTAGCTTAGTCGTAGGATTAATCGGGAACAAATAGACCTTTCCTTGACCAAAATAATATTCAGGCATTGATTGACTCCTTATATTTGATTGAAATTAACAAACACACTTTAATTGCTTTCTTTCCTTTGGTTTCAATGTTTTTACCTGAAGAACTAAGCAACGTTCTAAGGTGAATTCCTTTAAGACTTTCCCCAAAACTAGGATTAGAGAACGCCTTTTTCATGTCGGCAAGTAAATTGCAACCAATAATAAGAGGATCATCGTCACCATTAATTACATGAATAGCTGAAATCTTAACAGGCAAATTGTAATTAATGGCTAAATTGTCGTGATAGATTTCTTCCTCTAAATCTCGAATTTCTAAAGCGTTAGCTTTATACTCAAAGTCTAAATCCTGCCAGTAATTAACAGTCATTAGTCCTAAATCGGTTAAGTAACCATTAGCTACAGTGATTGACTGCAATTGATTAGAAACCGCTTGTAATATGGCTAATTGATTGTTCATGCTTCTTTAAGCACTAATTCTGTTAGTTTACCATCCATTTCTCGATTAATTCCTACAATTTCAAAAGCTTTTCCTCCTATTGTTAATGTGTCTTGATGGCTTACGAACGTCACTTCACTGGTAATGGCTAAAGCCGTTATGTCCCTCCCTTCACTGCCTAAACTCATTGGATCGCTAGTTTCATCAAAAATTATTTTGATGCTTTGATCGTTAATGACAGCCATCACAGCAAAATCGTTAAAATATCGTTCAAGATTTTCTACAATCATCAGAAAATTGGGTAGAAACCCCGTCCTTTTAGGACGGCTTTATATTGATAGTTTGACTTCTCACAGAAAAATGTGCTATTCTGTGAGACATGGAAAAAGCCTTTAGTTACAGATTTTACCCAACCCCAAAACAAGAGTCGCTGTTGCGGCGCACTTTGGGCTGTGTAAGATTGGTGTACAACAAGGCTCTCCACGAAAGAACCCAAGGATGGTACGAAAGACAGGAAAAAATTGGATATAGCCAAACCTCGTCTATGCTGACTGAATGGAAAAAACAAGAAGACTTGGATTTTCTTAACGAAGTCAGTTGCGTACCAATGCAACAAGGGTTGAGGCATCTTCAATCTGCCTTTACTAATTTCTTTGCAGGAAGGGCAAAATATCCCAACTTCAAGAAGAAAAGAAATGGCGGCAGTGCTGAGTTCACCAAGTCGGCATTTAAGTTCAAAGATGGAAAAATCTATCTTGCTAAAAGTGCTGACCCTCTTGATATTCGATGGTCTAGACAGATTCCAAAAGGGTGTGACCCTAGTAGTGTTACTGTTCGACTGCATCCCTCTGGAAGATGGCATATTTCTATCAGATTTGACGATCCCACAATTAAGCCTTTGCCCGTTACAGACAATGTGATTGGAATTGACTTGGGAATAACAAGCCTTATTGCTACGAGCAATAGTGACAAAGTGGCTAATCCCAAGCAATTTAAGAAACATCGTAAGCGATTGGCAAAGGCGCAAAA